AACCGGGAAAAATTATTATATTTGCGGTGCGCTTTGCAGAAAAGTGCGCCGCAATTTTTATCCGGCCTCATAGTTCAAGGGATAGAACGAGGGTTTCCTAAACATTGGGGCAGAGCGGAACACGACATCCGAGCGAAATTACACACAACTTTTTCGCCGGATTATCTATAACAGACGTAAGCCCTTGTAGTTCAACGGATAGAACGGCGGTTTCCTAAACCGCAAATCCGGGTTCGATTCCCGGCGAGGGTACAAGAAGCGACGGAATTTTCCGTCGCTTCGTTCATTTTTGCACGCTTCGTTTGTATATTTGCTCGCAAATGTTGTCAAATAGTTGTCAAAAACCTGCACCATGCCGACCACATTCAAACCTGTTGTCTACGCCGACAATAAACGGCAGGACGGAACCTACAACGTAAAGATACGAGTGACCCATCGACGGCAGACATTGAAGCTGTCGACGAATATGTACGTCGCCGCACACCAAATGACGCGCGCGCTTAAACTCAAAGACCAAAGCATAATCGACGAGGCGAAACGAATCATCGACAACTGGCGCGCCATCGTCGGACGGCTCGGAGCTGCGGCCGACGTTATGACCGTCCGGCAGGTAGTCGACTACATCAAGCAGACGGAGCAGAACAACATGGCTTTCGAACTCGATTTTATCGCCTACGGACGCAAAAAGGCCGAAACGATGCGCCCCGGAACGGGCATCGGGTATCAGATCGCCTTAAATGCGTTGGTGCGGTATATCGGCACGGAAACACTTGACATCAGCCGGATAAATGCCCGATTCCTTACGGGCTTCGAACAGTTCATCGAGGCCGAACCCGTTCTGACGCACAGCAGAAAGGGCGCAATCCGCCAACTACACAAGACCAAGAAAGGCGGCCGCGCCATATCATCCTATCTTGCCTGTGTCCGCCACATCCATAATCTCGCAAAACAAGAGTTTAACGACGAAGAATTGGGCGTCATCCGCATACCGCAATCACCGTTCAAAACCTACAAGGTCAAGCAACCGCCAAAGGTCAAAAAACGAGCCGTCAGCCCCGATATACTCCAACAAATAATCAACCTCGGCGATGAACCACGCCGCGCTGGGTCGATCTCTGATTTCACGCGCCGCGATCTTGCCCGTGATTGTTTCCTCCTATCGTTCGGCCTTGCAGGCATGAACGCAGCCGACCTGCTGTCGTGTCCGGCGCAGCCGCTCGACGGCGACGTTATTATCTACAATCGGCAGAAGACCGCGAGCCGCCGCGAGGACGAGGCCGAAATGCACATCCGCATCGAACCGCAGATCGCGCCACTCGTCGAGAAATACAAAGACCCTATGGGAAAGCGGCTGTTCCGGTTCCATTTGCATTACAGCACGGGAAACACGTTCAACTGCGCGCTGAATCAAGGTTTGAAGCGAATAGACGCGGCCCTGCGGGCGATCCGCGACGCCGACCAACGTCAGAACGACGCCACAGGCGAAGATCGCCCCCTGCCGGAACATATCACATTCTATGCCGCCCGGCACAGCTGGGCAACGATAGCCCGTTCGGCCGCGCTCAAAATCGACAAATACACCGTACACGAGGCACTGAACCACGTCGACGCAGATATGAAAATAACCGACCGATATATCGACCGCGATTGGTCGGTCATTTGGCAGGCAAATGCAAAAGTACTTGGCCTGCTCGATTGGTCGGAACTCAAAAAAAGAGAAGAAAATCGGAAATAATCGGCGGGAATTTTGCATAATAAACAAATGTTTATTATATTTGCATTGTCAATAAAGCCAAAAGGATATGAAAAAACCAAGCAAGGAACAAAAGGAGTTCGAAGCAGAGCTAATTTACTATTTAAGGCTTTACAGCGAACTAAAAGGAAGAGAGGGAGCCGCAAAAATCCTCGCTTCCATTGAGGAGGAAATCAACAAGCTGGTCGAAATCCTCAAAGAATTGTAAAACACAGCTCCCCGCCTTGCGGGGCGGGGAGCATAAACAAAATAGACTATGGCAACCAAGAAAGAAATGGACGATTTGAAACGTCGTTTTATAAGCGCAGAAACGGAAGAAGAACGTAACGAAATCGGCAAAGAGATTTCCGCAGCAATCGAACAAAACGCCGAGGAGGTCGCCGCGATCACCCTTTCGCAGATCAAGGAAACGAACGAGCGCGCACAGGACGAATTAGTGCGCAATCGCCTTAAATCTGTGCTTCCGGCAATTTCGTTGTCCTACATTGCCAAGACTTATTTCAATAAAAGCCGCAGTTGGCTGAATCAGCGTATTAACGGCAACACGGTTAACGGAATGCAGGCCAAATTCTCGCAGGAGGAGCTACGCACGCTCGATTATGCGTTGAAAGACCTTTCGGAAAAACTTGCAGAAATTCGCGTTTCATAGCCTTTGCTTTATTGACAATCTCGCAGAAGCGAAACGCGACGCCCCGGCCAAACGGTCGGGGCGTTTTCTGTACATATTTTCACGGGGAAAATTAACCCCTGCGTACATAATTTTTTACATATTTTCGGGCTATTTTGTAAACATCTGCCCGCGGCCTGTCAACAGCCAACGAGGCGAAACGCCGTAATGCTCGACGATAAACGTCAGCCACGCCGTCGGAATCTCCCGGCGGCTATCCGTGTTATCGCGCTTTTTGTAAAAATTGCGCTTGTCGATGCCCCCCTCGCGGCAAAACGTCTGTATCTTCGTTTCGCTCATCGCAAGCAAGGCATCGAACGCCTCGAAAAATCTATCCGCAACTGTTTGCATTAGTTGTTATCCTCTACGTCCACTATCTTGGTCAATTCTTTATTAAAATAGAATACATCTGTTGATATATCGAAAGCGCCAAATCCATTTTTAGCCCGGTATTTATGAGACATTTTCCATCCACAAAATTGCGGACGAAATTCTTTCTCGGCTTTTTCCCATTCCGCCTGTGTTTGCTTCATTTTTTCAAGAGCAAGCCCCGATGCCTTAAAATCATCCTCAAACATTGCAACGTCATATTCTCCTTTCGCACGCCGGAAACTGTCTTCAAAAACCTGACTGTCGAATGTAGTATAAAGACTGTCCAAGTGCCCAAATTCGGCCGGCAAATAACTCGACGGGTCTTTCAAGTTCTCTTTTAGGTAGTCTTTGACGAGTTTCTGTGCCGTCTTTTCAGGGCTGCCACAAGCCGCAAAAACGACTACGATACAAATTAACGCAATTTTTTTCATAAGGGTCTAATTATATTAATGGTATTACTATTTATGTTATTGCGGCTACATCGCCGTTTTAGCATACACGGCCCGAACGAGGAATATCCGGCTTATCATATCTTTCGGGAGTTCCACAGGATCAAATGTCGGATTATGCGACACGCACAAATACTTTGATTTGCGATCCTCCTGACTGGCTCGCAATTCTTTGATCAAACGTCGCCCGTCTTTTAAGACAATCATATAGACCTGCCCCAATTCGAGAAAGTCAGCCCATTGTTCCACTCTGTGCAAAAGGACGATTGCCCCAGCACAATAGGTCGGAGCCATCGAGTTCCCGATGATAGGGACGCAAATATCGCCCTGTTTCGCATCTTTGAACGGAATATAATCGACAATATATTCCGCAACATCCACTTCTTCATTGCCCCCAAATCCGCCGCGGGCGTCGAGATTGTACATTGGCACAAGGCGAAAATCGGCGTCTTTTTCCGAGATAGATTCAGATTTAAGCATCGTGCCTTCGCCTGCGAGCAGCCACGACCTGCTAACATCAGGGAATACATCTAAAATATGCTGTTTTTGTTTTTCGCCAACATTTTTACCATTCTTACATATATTACTTGCATATTGAGTTGATACCCCTAATCGGGTAGCGAATACACCGTTATCTCCATTACAAAAGGCATCTCGTATCTTACTTATTTTTTCGTTGATTGTCATAAACCAAAACAGTTTATTATATTTGTAAAACATTTAATTCTTTTCACTATGGCTGTCTATATTGCCCTATTTTTCTCTATTGTTTCCGTTATATGTATATCGCTTGCCGTATATTATTATTGCAGATTCCGAGAGATGTCCCATGCAAGATACAGTTTCGAGGGGCAGCTACGCATCGAGCAGATAAACCGTATAATGCGCGAAAATGACCTTGTTTTCGGTGACGATGGTCTATCAATCGTGCCACGCCACCCAAAAGGTAACGATAAGCGATAAAATCGAAATACACAACGCGATCCACGATATAACACTATTGCGTTTCAATTCTTTGTTTTGACGGTGTTTTATCTCATCGTCAAGTTCTTGCCGCGCTCTGTTCTCTTGCTGACGTTTATATTCACTCCCGAATACATCTTGCGCCAATAAAGTATTTATGTTATCCGACGGATATAATTCCAATTCGTCTGAGATTTTACTGCGTGGTGCAGCCACACCCATTTTTCGGCACTCTGCTATCAGTTGTAACGCATACGCCCGATCATTGCGCGCAATTCTCAACATGTCGGCCTCCGATACAACGCAATGCTCCTGCATTATACGCATTAACTCTTTTAATGCGTCAACAGTCTTTGCATCATACTCCATATTACTAATTTTTAACATAGCACGTCTTCCGACGTGCTTTCTTACCCTCTATAAATCAACACATTACAACACAAACACTAAAATAGTTTATTATTTCCTTTTATTATAAACTATTTTAGTTTATATTTGCATCGTGGTTCACAACGATAACCCACAGAGAACACACAAATATAACAAAATAAACTTAATGCAATACATTATTAACGCATAAAGCACAACGCACGATGAACACGAAATTTTTTAACCGGGCCGCAGGGCATGCAAATATCCTCGTCGGGGATAATATCGACCAACTCGTCAGCGAGGCCATGAACCACGTCGCCCGCCTCCGGGATTACTACCGGAACGACATCCGTCAATCGTTGCAGGATTTGGGCACAGCCTGCATATCGAATCACTCCACAGGAGACAGGAGGAGTTTATTTGTTGTCCTCGACAAAGAACATCAAGTATCGGACGAAGATTGGCAAAACATGGCCATACGTGACATTGAAAGGAAATACGACATCCGAATCTTATGAAAACGGCAGCCAATCTCAATAACGCGACGGGCAGCGTGCTCGGACTTGCCGAACTTATCGGGATAAGCCACGGCAAAATGCGCACTCTTATCGGCCACCTATGCGCCGCGGGGCTGATAACGAGTAAATCATCGAACAAAGGAACGGCATTCCGACTTACTGACCGCGGCGAACAGGTATTGAATTTCACATCGGCAGACGTCGACGATTTTTCGACCATTCTGTCGGTTATCCAACGGCCTTTCGGCATAGCTATTTTACATATTATTAAACAACTAACGCACAACGCACTATGAAAAACAACATCGAAAATGGGATTTACATCCCCGAGGAACAGCGCAACCTTATCCCCGTCGACGAATGGGTGAAGCGCGAAGATCCGACCACAGCGCAGACCGTTGTACTTGTAACCGATTTCGGAATGCTCGAAATCGCCAAAGAAGACCTACCGGGCGGATTCAATTTCGAGGGCGCACAGAAAGCTGCCGCCGAATACCGCAAGGGCTTCCGCTGCCCGACCCGGCATGAAGCAATTGAAATGTACGACGCCCGGTTCCGTGGCCTCGACGAAGCGTTCAAGAAGATCGGCGGCGAACCCGCAACGACTATCGGCTGGACGAGCGAAGCCGACCCCGACCCGGAGTACAATTCCTACGGCGCGTTCGTCTACAACGGCATCACGGGCTTCGTGTTCAGCTACAGCAAGTATCGCACGAGCGCCGTGCGTCCGGTTTCCGCTTTCAAGAAATAGTTTCACAGTTCAATCATTCCCGCGCCCTTTACGGGGCGCGGGGTTAACCCCAAAGACCAAACAGAAATGAAAAAAGGCACGATCATCAAACGCACCGACTACGTGGCGACGATGCTCGCTATTCCCGTCGGAGAAGAACACGAATTCACGCTGACGGGGCGCGACTACGCATCGTATATGAACGCCGTCAGCCGTTTCAACAAGAACGGCAAGGCGAAATTCGAAGCCCGCACCGCTTCCGCATCCACCATCGTAATTAAACGCCTTTCGTAATATGTCGCTCCCCGAATTATACGAATTACAGCATTGCCTCGTCCACGTCGCCGATGTCGTTGCTTGCGCAATCATCAAGCGCCAGCAACCCGCCGCCGACCTCGTAACGAAACGCGCGCTGTATCGGGAATTCGGTCGGGGCTGGGTCGATAAGCATATCGCCCCGCGTGGGAAGATCGAGGGCAAGCGATTCGGAACGGCCCCGAATTCACCGATCAAATACAGCCGCACGGAATTCGTCGCCCTGCTCGAAGCCGAACGTTTGCAACGCGCAGAAATCATTGGCAAATACGGACAGCAGGAGCAGCCAAAATAAGCCGTTTCGCAGCCTTTACCGTACCGGACGACCGAACACACGGCAACAGCACGAAAGTCGAAAAAACAGCAAATTCGATAAAAATAACATGCAAGCACTCAAATACACATCAAGGGAGGTAAACCGGAATTTCCGCATCAAGGTTTCGGGCCTCGGTATCCACGAACTCAAAGGCTTCACAGGGTTCGTCGGATTGGTGGGGAGTGAACTCGCAAACAACCTGCTTGACCGAGCATTCCGAAGCAGGGCGGACAAGGTAGAATGCAAACTGCGACGCGGCTTGAAAATAACCTTTTACTACAAGTAGACATGAAAACCAAAATTTTAGCTATCCCGTGGTGGCTGTCGTTGGTCGCGCTCGGCGGAGCGATGGATGCAGACCCGATTTCATGGGTCGCCGTCGCCGTAACATTCGCCGCGTTCGTAACACTTTCCGCAGCCATAATCAGAGAACAAAGGAAAACCGCATAATAACCAATCATCACAAAACGCACGATGCTATGAACATCAAGATCAAATCAATTACCCTGCGCAATTTCAAAGGACTGCGCGACGTATCGTTCGATTTCGACGGCCGTAACGCCACGATCATAGGCGACAACGGTACGGGAAAGACAACCATTTTCGACGCCTTGACGTGGGTACTGTTCGGCAAGGATTCGCACAACAGTACCGACATCGACATCAAGACAATAGACGCCACGGGCGAACCGATGCACCGCGCCGAGCATTTCGTCGAGGTGGCATTGGACGTGGACGGCTCCACACAGACGCTACGACGCACATATCGCGAGATATGGAGCAAACCGCGCGGATCGTCCGACCTGCGATTCGTCGGACACGAAAGTGCGTTTGCCGTCAATGGCGTGGAGGTCGGAACCAAGGCGGCATACGACAAAATCATTTCGGAATGGATAAACGACGACGTATTCCGAATGCTGACCGACCCGATGTATTTCAATACTCGCGTCGATTGGAAAGGCCGTCGCGCTGCCCTTTTAGCCCTCGTCGGGGATAACATCGACCGCACGGAAATACAGGCCCGATTTGCCGACCTGCTCGCGGAAATGAACGGTGAACCCCTCGCGGATTTCAAAGCACGGCTGGCGGCCGAAAAGCGCAAGAACAAAAAGGAACTCGACACGTTCGCCCCGAAGATCGAAGCATATCAAAACACGATGCCGCCGACGGAAGACTACACAGCGCTGGAACAGGAAATCGTGCAACGCGAATCTGTGGCCGCAAACGAGATCGCTGCCTACCAACGGCAAATCGACGCACTCGACACGCAGATCGCCGACGCATCGAAAATAGACGAGGAAACGCAGGCCGCCCACGACCGAAGACTGAAAAAGGTGCTCGACATCAAAAAGTCGTTGTCCGATCATATCGACGCTCGACTGACCGCGGCCCGTCGGTATAACTCCGACCGCGACGCGGCCATCATGGACGCACAGGCGAAAGCGGATTCAATTCTGCGCGAAATCGAGAAAACCGAAACGACGGCAAACTCGAAACGGGACACCCTCGAAGCCTGCGTAAAGAAGCAGGCGAATATCAAATCGGCACTCGATAGCATGCGTGCGAAATACGAGGCCGAGAAAAAGGCGGCATTTGAATACGTCGACGCGACCACCTGCTACGCTTGCGGCCAGCCGTTACCCGCCGCAACCATCGAAGAAGCCCGCCGCGCGGCCCGCGAGAGCTTCGAGAAGCACCAGCGCGAAATACTCGACAAGTTGATCGCCGACGCCAATCTCGAAAAGGATACTTACAACAAGTTGACGAAGCTGGTTTCGACTACCGAACAAGAAATCGCAATGCTCGACCAGCGTTTATCGCAACTGCGCACGGAGCATCACACGGCAACGGTGGCCATTACCACGGCGAAAGACGTTCCGGCAATCGACCTCGAAACAGAGGAAGAACAGGCGAAATTATCCCCCGAATACCGAAAACTCACCGACGAGCTTACCCGCGCGCAAACCGCCCTCGAAGCCTCGGCGACCACGAAAATCACGGCCGCTACGCTCACGACACGCCGCCGGGATATATCCGCACAGATCGACATGGTGCGTCAGAACCTCGCAACCGCAACCGCCGACCTACGCCGCCGCCTTGCAAACAAGGAGCGCACGGCGGAAATTCAACGATTGATAGACGAAACCAAAGCCGCCGAAAAGAAGATCGCCGAACGCATTGCCGAACTCGAACGCCTCGAATTTGCGGCGGCGGCCTACACGAAAGCGGACATCGAAGCCGTCGAAGCGGCGATAAATTCGCGGTTCGACCTCGTGCGCTGGCGAATGTACGAACAGACCATCGAGGGCGCGGACGTCGAAACATGCGTCGCCACCATCGACGGCGTGCCGTTCAACTCGTTGAACAGCGCCGGGCAGGTACTCGCCGGGCTTGACATCATCCGTACGTTCTGCCGCTACTACGGCGCAACCGCGCCCGTCTTCATCGACAATGCCGAAAGCATATCGCAGACCGATTTTGCGCTTGATTCGCAGGTCATTCGCCTGCAAGTGGTCGAAGGTGCTGCGCTCGAACTTAAAACAGCGTAACGACATGGCGCAGATCGTCAGCAACGAAAAAGGATTCAAGGTTACCCACGTCGAAACGCTCGACATGTGGGCCATCGGAAGCCCCGCGAAATGCGACTACTGCACGGCGGATATGGCGACCCCCGACGGTGGCTATTACATCGCCGTACTGAATAAGATATACTGCCCGCAATGCTATAAACGCTGGCTTTCCGAGGCGTGCCGCCACCCGCAGGACGCCCCTATCGAAGACCGCAACTACAACACGTATCGTCAAATCTTTTATTTCAAATAACTATGGCACAGAATAACAATCAGAACGGAGCGCAGACCGCCCCAACGACGCAATCGAAAGCGATTGCCGCAATGAAAGATGAACTTGCGAACAGCGTCCTGCGACGCATCGAGGAGCTGCAAGCAAACGGCGGACTGGTCGTCCCGAAAGACTACGCCGTAACTAACCAAATGAACCTTGCATGGCTTCGTATCTCCGAAATGCTTTGGGAGGATTCCAACAAAGTACAACACCCGGTTTTGGAGGTCGTAACCAAAGCGTCGGTGGCAAATTCGCTGCTCGACATGGTGCTGCAAGGCATGGATATTCAGAAGAAGCAAGGGTATTTTATCCCGATCAAAAACAAGGCGTCGGGGCAGCTCGAACTGACGTTCTGGCGGTCGTATTTCGGCGATGAGAAACTGGCCCGCGCACAAGGCATGAAGAAAGTCCGTTCGGTCGTCGTCTACGAGGGTGACGAATTCGAATACATGTATACGGAGGACGGCGAAATCAAGATAACGAAACACGTTCCGAGCCTGTCGAGAATCGACAAAGACAAGATCGTCGCCGCCTACGCCGTAACGACTATGGCCGACGGCTCGCACTCGACGACGATCAAGACGATGACCGAAATCCGGCAGGCGTGGATGCAAGGCGCGACGCGGGGCAACTCGCCTGCGCACCGAAATTTCACCAGCGAAATGGCCGGGCGAACAGTCGAGCGTTCCGCCATGAAGCACATCATCAACTCGTCGTCTGACGCATGGCTGTTGAGCGAAGACGAGAAAGAACGCCGCGTAACGAACGAAACGGCGGCCGCGCCCGCCGGGGCAAATATCGAAGAAGCAAAATTCGAGGAGGTTGCTCCGGCCGCAATCACAGCACAATCGGCCGTACCCGCCGAAACGATGCCGCCGATCCCTACGCCGACGCCCGTTCCACGCGAGGAGGTAACCGAAGAGGCAGCCCCCGCTGCCATTGAAGACGACCCGTTCAACGTGTAACCCGATGAAGCTGCACGTTATATCCTCGTCGTCGGCTGGCAACTGCTACGTTTTGGAGAGCGAAGCGTCTGCGCTCGTTATCGAGTGCGGCGCATCGCCCGAAACGATGTTCGCCCGAACCGGTATCGACGCCCGAAAGTTCGTCGGTGCAGTAGTAACGCACGAGCACGGCGACCACGCGGCCCACATCGGTAAATACGCCGACCGGGCAATCGACGTCTACGCTTCGCGGGGAACGCTCGCGGCGTGCCATATCGACAAAGCGTACCGGGCGCACGCTTTGCGGCCGATGCAGTCCGTCACGGTCGGCGATTTCGTCGTCCGGGCGTTCGACGTGAAGCACGACGCGGCAGAGCCGTTCGGATATATCATCGAACACGAGGAATGCGGAAAAGTGCTATTTGCTACCGACACGCATTTTATCCGGTACAATTTCAAATCCCTGCGGCTGAATCATATTCTGATCGAGGCGAACTATTCACAAGAGGAGCTGGACGATAATATCGCCCGCGGGGCAATGAACCCGGCACAGGCAGCGCGCGTGCGAACGTCGCATCTATCAATCGACGCAGCGTGCGATATGGTCAAGGCGAACGAAACGGCGGAACTTTCGACAGTCGTTCTGTTGCACCTTTCGAACGCAAACAGTCTTGCCGATGCTTTTGCCGCGCAAATGCGCAAAACAGCCCGTTTTGCGCGTGTTTTCGTCGCGGACAAGGGTTTAATCGTCGAACTGAATAAAAGCGAAATTTAACGGGCCAAATCAGCATCAATGGCAAACGAAACAAATACTGGTTGGGTGCGGTTGTATCGCAGCACGCTCGGATGGGAGTGGTTCGACGACCCGCTCACGCTGCAACTGTGGGTCGTTTGTCTGCTCAAGGCGAATTACCTGCCTACGAGATGGCGAGGAGTGGAGATTGAACGCGGAGCTTTCGTTACCTCCGTCGATAGTTTGTGCGCAGAAACAGGACAGACGACACGACAGATTAGAACCCGTTTAGCTCGTTTGCAGGCGTCCGGCGAAATATCCGTCCGTGCGACAAACTACAAAAGCATTATAACAGTTTGTAAATTCGACACTTACCAGCCATTAGAAAATGAAAACGACAAACGACCGACAAACAGTTACGAGGGTTTGCGGAGGGTAGCGGGAAAGAAAGTCGCCAAAATCGACAAACCAAACGACAAACCGAAAACACATATAATTAACAGTAATACAGATGATTATAGCGACGACACCAAACAAAACGACAAACAGAACGACAATCAATCGACAAACGAGCGACAAACGCAACTGTTTTCAAGCGACAACAGTATAAGAATATATAAAGAAGAATATAAAGAATTAAAAGAATCTCTCTCTTCGCGCGCACGCGCGGCAGAGGCAGAGAGAGAGACATTTTTTGAAATCTTTTTTTTCAAGAATTTCCAAAATCCCGATTACGAGGTCGAACGATTCTGCGCTAATTACGAGGCGTCGGGCTGGATTCGTAAAAACGGACAAGCCGCTACCGACCGCCCGGCGCTTGCGCGTACATGGACGCAGGAAGATAAAAACGCCGCGCCACGCTTCAATGCCGATTTCCTTGCGAAATACCGACGTTTCTACGGCCTCGCAAAGCAAATGAATCCGGCGCTTGCGCCGATATTCATTCACGATCTGGAATTGATATTTATCGACACCGAACGCAAGCGGCTGACGTTCCGCTGCACGCGGCAGATGGCCGAAGCTGTCGAGGCCAATGTCCGGTTCTTTCGGGATAACTTTTTCGACAAACATTTCGCGGGCTGGATGCTACACTACCAAACCCCGCGAATCTAAAACCACAACGCACGATGAAAAACAAAAACGACAAGCGGGGCAAGTCCCCGGCAAATTTCTACGACAGAATCGCTGAAATGCTCGGTAAGGCGGCTATTCCGCAGACGATCACAGTCGAGGCCGAGGGAGTTTCGCCCGAAACATTCTCGGCAGCAGGAATCACGAAACGCGAACTGTATGCCACCGTCGCAATGGCAAGCCTTGCGCACGCCGTCATAACAACCCCACCCGTCGGAGGCGGCAGGCTTCGTTCAGACTGGGCGCGGCGCGTGGCTGCACAGGCCGCAGAGCTGGCCTACCACCTCGACGAAGCGCTCGGCGAGATCGAACGAAACGGCGAACCCGCAAAAGATTCAAGACGATGACGAACGACCAAATCAAGGAGAGAATCCGCAAGGTTCTCGCGCTGGCCCAGCAAGGCGACGGCGGCGAAATGGAGGCAGCGAAAATTCAGCTTGCCGCGATGCTTGAAAAATACGGTCTTCGCCTCGAAGACATCGCGTCGGATAAGCGGGAAACATGTTATTTCAAGTATAAAAGCGTCGATGAGCGGCGATTGCTTATCGCTATCCTGCTTAACACGTTCGGGTCTGACGCCGAGTTCATCCAACACGCAACGTACTGTGCCGCCAATAAGACGGTTCGGGTTAAACTTACGCAGGTCGAGAAAATAGACATCGCAAATACATTTGAATACTATCGAAAGGTATTCGCCCGCGAACGACGAGCAATGCTCAAATCCCTATTTCCGGCATTCATGCACAAACACAGTCTGTTCGATATTGCCGAACGTGAAGACGAGCAGCCTGCGGGCGAACTATCGCCCGACGAACTGCTCCGAATTCTAACTATCATGCGCGGCATGGAATCTCCGTCGTACCGTAAACAATTAACCGAATAGCTCTATGAACATTCTGTATTTACCACTCAAAAAGGAGTGGTACGAGATGATCGAGGCCGAGATCAAAAAGGAGGAGTATCGGGAGTTCAAGCCGTATTGGCTTCAAAGGTTAATGCTCTGGGCGGATGGAGAACGTATTGATAAAATATCCGCAGAACGCGTTATGGAACATCCGATTGGCACTTTTGAATGGGGGCCGCAATTCAAAGACTATGACGCCGTGTGCTTCTCCTACGGCTACACGAAGCGCCAGATGCTTTGGGAGTGCAAGGGCATCACGATCGGCAAAGGCCGCCCGGAATGGGGTGCACCCGATCACGAAACATTCATTATCAAACTTGGGAACCAACTGAACGATGAGAGATTACAGTAAAGATTTCGCCGAATGGCGAAAATGGCGCGACGAAAAAGGGTTGCCGAAATTGCTGGCGGCCCCTTGCGTGCCAAAACGAAAATCGTGCAGTACATCGGTATCGCCGCAGACGAACCGCGTCGACTTGCAAAACTCACAGAAAACAAAATTTCGCTCTTGGCGAAATACGGCTACACCGAACAGATGGCGAAACAGCTTTGCGCCGCTCACGGGTTACTGTCACCGATCTACACGACCGGGACACGCGGTGGGTGCTGGTTCTGCCCGAACTGCAAAATACAACATTTCGTCAACCTGCGACGCAATCATCCCGAACTATGGGCTGAATTGGTTGAGTTGAGCCATACGCCGAACTTGTGCAGCTACGGATTCAAATACGGCCTTACCGTGCAGGAGGTTGAAAAACGAATGAACGCAGAAGATCAGCAACTGAAACTTTTTTAATCATAACTATCCATGAAAAACATTCATCATACCTGCCGATGCACCGGGCAACAGTTTACGTTCAAAGAGTGGTGCGCATGGCTTGATAAGCACGAAAAAGCCGGGCGGGATAGCGGTAAATTCGTGGCGTTATCGTACAACGGTTTCGATTTCAACATTCACGACGTATGTCTAACGCCTAACAGACCTGTCCGATTATTCAACCACCATTGTATCGTGGAGGTTAAAACGGCGCAGTCGCCGACAGGACGCTGGGATTACGGGCTGGACGTCAACTTGCACAATTCGGGCCATCACGTCGGGGCCGGATTCGTTGATGATGTGCAAAAGGGATACCCAACGGAGGCCGCCGCGATTCTTGCCGCCCTGCTCGATGCCCGCAAATCAGCCGAACGTGAACTGGCGAACTGTTCCGGTCGCTCCCAGTCGAATCTCGACAACGAGGACGACGAAGACGGATTCATCAAAGACAGCACGCTGGCCCGATACATTCGGAACATCATCAAGCAAATCGACGATCAGCGCCGTGCAACGGCGTTCAAACAACTAACCCTATTTTGATTATGACACGACACGTTGAATCGCACATGCAACGAATGTGCGTCGGTTGGTTCCGGCTCCAATACCCCGCCGTCGGCAAACTCCTGTTCGCCGTTCCGAACGGCGGCGCACGGAGCCGCACGGAAGCCGCGATAATGAAAGCGGAGGGCGTAACCGCAGGCGTTACCGACCTTATCCTGTTGCTCGGACGCGGGGGCTTCAACGCCCTATGTATCGAAATGAAAACTACCGACCGACATTCCGCCCTATCGGACGCACAAATCGAATGGCGTTCGCTCGCAATCACGAACGGAAGCAGACACGTCGTCTGCCGAACGTTAGAGGAATTCCAGTCGGAAATACGCTGGTACATGGCACGCCCGGCGAATAACGAACCACGGGACGAAATCACCTGTGCCCGCCCGATAGTTCCGCCGTCCGTCGAAGAGATCGAGCGAGCATTTGGGAAAATCAGACGACACAAAATCAATCATCAACCAACAAAAACCGAGAAACAATGACAACACACAACCCGAAATTCAGAGGGACGCCCGGCCCGTGGCGGGTTGACGGACACGAACACAAAAACGGCGTCGTAGAATATACCATCGTTTCGATTTCCGGCGACGCTGTCGGCTGCGCTCCCGTCGCAGAGGTACTGCGCAATAACCCGCGCCCGATGCCGGAACAACGCATCGAGGCCAACGCCCGACTATTGGCAGCCGCGCCCGACCTGCTCGCCGTGCTCGAATCCCTCGTCGGGATATTTGAACCGCACAAACTGACCCCATATTGGTCTATGCGCGAAACGGTAAATGCAGCGAAAAAGATCATCGGATACATCTACGGAGTGGACGAGCGAAACCGCACAACCAACGAATCGCCCTCAAACGACGCCGAATTCCTCGAATGGCTGTACGTCCGACTGGTCGGCACTCACGGCGAAAATCCCAATACAGACTATATGCAGAACCTTACATCAATAATCGAAAAATTACGGTAGCCATGAAAACAGCTGAAGACCTTAACAGGCTTATCCGCGACGAAATCGCGACTATCGAAGCGCTCCGAAGCGAAGACGAAAAAATATGGTCGGTTCGGGGGGGGGTAACAGAGGCCGATGCAAAACGCAGCAAGAAGATCCGCCGCATGATCGGCGACCACAACAACGAGATCGCCCACTTGCGCCGCCTTATCCGCTTTGTCGAGGCAACCCCGGAAGAGGGTGTGCGAATGATGCTCGACCAACTGCGCGGGCAGGTAGATCGAATCACCGCATCTGCCGACCGCTACAAATTGAAAGAGCAGAAAAAAGAGTATCTGACACGCGCAGGCGCGCAGTTCAAACACACGCAAATCGCCGAACTTGAATTCTTATTACAATGAATAACAAAGCTATTGCCCCGGAAACTACCGTACAGGAACGGTGTGCCATCTGCGGCCGACCGAGGATTTACAAATACGACGGTTATTGTCGTCCCATCTGCGAACGATGCGCCAACGGAGGTGGCAGGACATACGTTCGAAGCGGAGAGAAGATTGGCCGCAACGAACCGTGCCCATGCGGTAGTGGTTTGAAATACAAGAAATGTTGCGGCAAATGAATGCCGCCCTTAATAACTCAAAACCAAAATAAAGATGGACAAAAAACAAACGACCGCGACTTGCCCCAAATGTGGGGAAGAAATTGTGCAGTGCGAAAACTGCGAGAATACGGGCTGCCCCGATTGCGACGGATTTGTAGTTACCCGCGACGACGTGATTCTGTGCCCGGAATGTGCCGCCGCCTGCAAAGAGGATTGCGACAAGATGCGCGCCATCGGTTGCGGCAGTTGCGCCCTTTTCGCTGACGAAGACGACGAGGGGCAGGGTTGGTGCGAACTGCATCAGGAATCCGTGTGCTTCATTGATAAATGCAGCGACCGGATTTCGAAAGGCTGACCGTTGATAAAATCTTAATCGAAGCGTGTATTATTTACACGCTTTTTACATATCTTTGTGCTGGTAACCAATACAGAGTAAACGCATACCGGGCCTATGAAAATTCCGCAAACTATCGAAATGCAGGTCGGCGCGCTCAATACCAGCGAGCACAACCCGCGACAAATCACCGAAGACGATTTCGCCGAACTGGTCAAATCCCTGCTACTGCTGCCGAAAGGCTTGTATTACCGCCCCGTCGTCGTGGACGACCGGAATATCGCCCTTGCCGGAAATATGCGCTTGCGGGCGCTGAAATACATTCACGAACTCGGATTCGACGACCTCGCAGAAATCTTGCGGGCGTCGTATCGGTTCCGGCATTTCGACGAGGCGAAACAATCCGCGCTGCTGAACTACTGGCGCGAATGGCAGATGCACCCGACCGTGCCGACGCTTTACGCCTCGGAACTCGACGAAGACGAGCAGCAGCAGTTCATCATCAAAGACAACCTATCGTTCGGCACGTTCGATATTGACATGTTGGCGAACGAGTACGACATCGCGGCGATCATCGACGATGGTTTCGACATCGACCTACTCCCGAAATCGGCCATCGAGGCGTTGGCCGCGGCAAATGGCATCGACCCTAACGATATAACGGGGCGACGCTGTGGCGGCGACGGGGAAGCCGACGAGCACTACACGCACAAAATCACGTCGCCCGTCTACGAGCCGAAGAACGAAAAACCGGACTTATCGACGCTGACCGACAGCGGCCGAACCGACGAACTGCTGGCAAAGATCGAGGCGTCGAACGTATCGCCCGACGAAAAAGAGTTCCTGCGGCAGGCTGCCGCACGGCATACGGTGTTCGACTACGCCAAGATTGCCGACTACTACGCACACGCCTCGAAAGAAATGCAGGAGCTTATGGAAGATTCGGCGCTGGTCATTATCGACTTCGGCAAAGCCATCGAAAAGGGCTACATCCGATTGTCGGACGAAATACGAAACGAATACACACGGGAGTATGGCAATGAGGCATAACGGGTTCGTCGCGTTCATTCTGACGCACGGACGCCCCGACCGGGTGTTGACCTACGAGAAACTGCGCAAACACGGGTACACGGGGAAAATATACATCGTCTGCGACGACGAAGACAAGACGCTGCCGGAATATCGCAAACGTTTCGGCGACGTGCTCGTCTTTTCCAAATCGGAGATCGCAAAGACATTCGACGAGGGCGACAATTTCGGCGACCGCCGGGCAATCATCTACGCCCGCAACGCCTGTTTCGAGCTGGCCCAGCAGATCGGGGCGACACATTTCATCGAACTGGACGACGACTACACGTATTTCAAATTCCGGTTCGACGACCAGCTACGCTGGCACGGCGCAGACGTCCAAGACCTCGACGCGGTATTCGACATGCTGCTCGACTATTTCAATTCCGCCCCAATGCTGACCCTTGCAATCGGACAAGGCGGCGATTATATCGGCGGCGAAAAGGCGACGAGATTCAACGACGGAATACAGCCGATGCGCAAGGCCATGAATTCGTTTATCTGCTCCGTCGACCGACCGTTTCAATTCGTCGGCCGTATCAACGAAGACGTCAATACCTACGTCCTGCTGGGGTCGCGGGGGGGGGTATTTCTGTCCATCCTACAAATCGGCCTCGACCAACTCGAAACGCAGAGCAACAGCGGCGGCATGACGGAATTGTACTTGGACGCGGGCACGTATGTAAAGAGTTTCTACACGGTCATGTATTGCCCGTCATGCGTGGTTGTTTCGGCAATGGGAACCGCCCATCGGCGGCTGCATCATCACATCAAATGGCGGTACGCCGTGCCGAAGATACTGCGCGAATCGGTTAAAAAGTAACGACCAATGGCATCACACCCAAGCAACAACAAATCGGCGAAAGACCGCCGGAATGCCCGTCTGCCGCTCGTGTCGCATCTGCGCCTCGAACGGCGGATGCCGTTTCGTCAGATCGCCGCAGAGGTCGAACGGCAGTTAGGGTATTCGGTAACGCCGAAGACGATCAAGACCGATTGGGATTTGCTCGTCAGCGAATGGCGAGCCGAAGCCGCGAGCAACACACAGCAGGCGTGCGACGAGGCGCTGATGGAGTGCGACCGCGCCATCGCGGAACTGTGGCGGCTGTACGAAGCCAGCAAGCAGAAACGAGTTGTCAAGCGGGCAAAGGTTCGCACGACACTCGTCGATATAAACACGTTCGGAAATCCTGTCGTCGGCAAGCCTCTCGACGCCCCCGTTCCGCTCGAATCGGAAACGTCGAGTGTCACGGAGGAACCCGTCGGCGACGTGCGAATCCTCGCCGAAATCCGCAAATGGGAGGAACGCCGCGACAAACTGCTCGGCCTCGACAAGGTACAGGTCGACATCACATCGGGCGGAAAGGAATTCAAGGGGTTTTCGTCGGTGCTGCCCGTCGTGCCGGGCATCGACGAAATCGTCCGCCGTATCGACGAGGAGCGCGAACGGAAACTATCGGAAGAAGACGAATAACACATGTTTACCGACGGACTACAACAGCGCGAAGAACAGCAGCGCGTCAACTACAAACAGTTGCTTGCCTACCGCCACTTGGCCGACCCGCGAATCCGATACGTCGTCTATGGCGGCGCAGCAGGCGGCGGCAAATCGTGGTTGGGGTGCGACTGGCTTATGCGTTGCTGCTGGGCGTTCCCGAAAACGCGCTGGTTCGTCGGCCGAAACAACATCAAGGATAGCCGCGAATCCGTGCTGGTCACGTTCGGCAAGGTCGCCGATTCCTACGGATTCACAGACTACCGGATAACGGACGACGGCATCAAGTTTACGAACGGGTCGGAAATCGTACTGCTCGACTTGACATTCTATCCGCAGAAAGACCCGATGTTCGAGCGGCTGGGGTCGAAAGAGTTTACAGGTGGTTGGATAGAGGAGGCCGGAGAGGTTCATTATATGGCCTACGAGGTGCTGAAATCCCGAATCGGGCGGCATCTCAACGAGGAATACGGACTGGAAGCGAAGATGCTCATAACCTGCAATCCGAAAAAGAATTGGCTGTATAAGCATTTCTACAAACCGCATATCGACGGAACGTTACCGAAAGACTGCGCATTCGTTCAGGCGTTGGTCTACGACAACCCGTTTATCACGCCCGATTACATTCGAACGCTCGAATCAATCGGCGTCAAGTCGATTCGGCTACGTCTACTGCTCGGCAAATGGGAATACGAGAGCAACGCAAACCAACTCGCCGACTACGACGCCATCCTCGACTGCTTCACGAACGAGCGGCAGACGGGCGACGGCGTGCGGCGTATCAGTGCCGACCTTGCCATGAAAGGCCGTGACCGCTTCGTCGCGTTCAACTGGACGGGAATGGCCGCTAAACTCGCTATCGACAAACCATACAGCACGGGCAAGGAGATCGAAACCGACCTGCGCGACGAATCGAGGCGGCACGGCGTCCGGCGCTCCAACATCATCGCCGATTCTGACGGACTGGGGCAGTACCTCGATTCGTATTTGGAGGGCATCAAGACGTTCCACGGAGGAGCGCCCGCGCCAGATAACACGTATTTCAACCTCAAATCGCAATGCGCGTTCAAACTGGCGGAGGTTATCAATGCGGGGCTGCTCTGCATCGACTGCCCGGAAGAACTGCAATCGACCATTGCCGAAGAGCTGGAAGCCTGCCTTGTCGCCCGCGACGTCGACGCCGACACGAGCAAGAAACGGATCATCGACAAACGAGAGATGAAAGCCGTACTCGGTCGGTCGCCCGACTATTTCGACCCGCTGATGATGCGCATGTACTACGAAATCGTCCCGCAGCCGAAAGGTATGCGCGCCCGCGTCGGGCGGCTTTCGTGAAAAGCTGTTTTCGGGCTGTTTCTGCTGGTAAAATTTGAAAGACGAATAAACTACCGCCCCGGCGGCAAAAGTGGATTAAACAGGAAAACTGATGAAAATAACAATCAAGAAACGGACGACCCGGCAGGTGCTCGCTATCGAACGAGTGCTGACGCCCGAATCGCGTACAGCATTGCAAACCCTGCCGAAGCCAAACAAAGTATGCGGCGTGCGCACGCCTCTAAACCTCAACGATCTAACTATCGGCGACCTGTTCAGCTTGCAGGCAGACGGGGTGCACGCTCTTATAGAGCAAATCGCGTCCGTCATTCTGAAAGTACATCCCCGGCGCTGCTACAACGAACGGGCAGACAAAATGCTCGGTTTCGTCTTTTGGGTCGGGCGAGAATTGGAGCGCATCGCAGCGTTGTTCGCAAGCACAAGCAACCAGCCGACGCCCGAAGAGATCAAAGCCGGAATAAACGACCTTGATTTCGGGCCGTTCGGCATCATCGACTGGTACGCCCACCGACAGGGCTACCAAGACCAAGACGACGCCGCAAAGGTGGCATGGGTGCGCGTCTGCGAGTGTATGCGAATCGACAACGAGCGGATCGCCTTTGAACGGCGACTGCGCGAAATAATGGCCAACAAAAACAAATAGACCTATGGAAAAACCGACAGTCGAAAACAAAGTCAAGGAGATCGCCGAGGCGATGGGCCTTACCTATCTGTGCGAATCGTGGTTCCGCGCCAATCAAGCGTTCGACCGATTCCGGCGTCAAGGAGATCGCCGCGAGGTTACGCACCCCGACGGCCTCACGCTGCCCGCCTGCCTCTACGTGCAACCCGTGGCGGGTTTTCTGAATTTCACGTCGCAGGGCTTCGTGCGCGACGCTCCGTCCTGCCTTATCTCCTTTGCCGACGCTATGCCGCTCGACTACAAAGGAGCCGAGGCGCAGGAGATCGCCGAGCGGCTGAAAGGTCTTGCCGTGCGATTCATCGTCGCCGTAAACGAAAGCGGCTTTTTCGTTCCGGTCGCCGGGCAAATCAATTACCGCGTCGCGTTCGACAAGATGGACGCAAACCTATGTATCGTAACGCTGTCGCTGACACTCCAAGAACAGGCGGGCGTCTGCTTCGATTACGGCTTGTAGCTATGGACGTACAAAGAATAGAACTCGAAGCCGACCGAATCGTCGCCGAAGAACTCGACCGGGCACGGCAGAAAATTATCGAGCACCACGTCGCCGCGGGACAACGGACGACGGGCACAACCGCCGACAGCATCACAATAGCCGTAACGACCAATGGCGGCGTAACCACGGGAACGATGGACGCCCGCCCATATTTTGCAGCACTCGAAACCGGCACGCAACCGTGGCTGTCACAGCATTTTCGCCGACGCCGCGACGGGTCGGTCTATCCGTCCGCCCCGAAATGGTTTATCGACATCATCGCGGACTGGGCCGCAGCAAAGGGTGTAGATATTTCAGCGTGGGGAGCAGCGACCAAAATAATGACGGAGGGGTCGGCCCTATTCCGTAACGGCGGCCGCGAAGACATCTTCACGCCCGAAATAGCGGCCCTATCCGACCGCATCGCCGATAGGCTGGCGGGGCTTTTCGATGCACAGATCGTCGAATCAATTTTAAGACAATAGACCATGAGCAGAACATTTACACACAGCAGCACGGGAACAGTAGTCGAATATCCCAATGCAACGCATTTCGCATTCGTCCCGGCGATTTTCAAAATCACGAAAATTCCCACAACGTATGACAAATTAGAAATGGTCTTAACCGACCGCCAAGCGCAGCAATCGTACAGCGAAGAGCGCGAGCCGTTCAATGGGGCCGCATATTTCGATGTACGGCGGTATCTGCAACTGTTGTTCAATAACGTTGCGCAGGGAGTGATTGATTACAGCAAGGCGTTCGTCGATTCCCCGCTGAAAAAGAATATCTACGCTACGATATACTGGTATCGCAACGGCAGTCAATTCTATCTCGGCACGTTTGGGATAGACGCTATTTGGGGCACAATATCCGCCCGCGAATCATCCGGCGGCATCATGCGTCGCAAATGGTTCGTCCGCTATCCGTTTACGGTTGATGTCTTCGCCAAGAACGGAACATCGTTCGACGTGCTGATCGACGGTAAACAGTCCGACATCATGTTTTACAACCACAACGAGGACGCGGAAGGTGCGACCCCATACCACCGCTACCTGCTGAATCCGGCAAGAGTGATCGACCCCTCGACCGTCGCCCGTTCGGTGCATATCGCCGTACCGCATAGCCTCGTGCTGAAAAACGACGAGGAGGCTGTCGGCATGGTTGGCTATACACTCGACATAGACCGGAGCGCAAACGGTGTCTATCTGCGCTGGATAGACCAACAGGGGCGCTATTGTTACTACCTGTTCAAGGAGATCGGCAGCGCGTCGACCGTTTCGACATCCTCGACATGGGAGCGTGACGATATGAATGTCCCGACCGCTTACATAGACGGCGTGAATATCGAAACGTCAGTCCGGCAAAGCCTATCCCGGAAAAAGACCCGTTCGCTGGGAGCAAAGTTGGTCGATTCCGAAACGTATGATTTCCTGCTCACACTCGCGCAGTCGGTCGTCGTGGATGTTTTCGACGGATACGACGCCAACGACGCGCCGCTGTGGCACCGCGTCAATATCGTTGCTGGCAGCTACGAGAAGACGACGAAGCATTACCAAGATTTTATTTTCTCAATCGAGGAGCCTGCGCAGAGCGCACAAATGCTGTAACCATGACGGAGGAATTATATATCAACGGCGAGGCCGTCGACCTTAAACCGGATGCGGCGACGACCCTCAACTACAAGTCTAACCTGCTCGGCGACATATCGAAAATTACGTCGTCGAATTCGCAGACGATTCAATGCCCGAAGACAACACGCAACCGAAAGATATTCGACAATCCGGGGGCGCCCGCCTATGTATCCGATAAGCGATACAACCGATATTCGGCCCGCCTTGTTCGGAATGGAATCGAGGTCGTCCGCGTCGGATATGCCGTGCTGCTATCTTCGTCTGAAACCTACGAAATCGCGCTTTATTGGGGCGTGATGGCAAACTTTCAAACGTGGGTCGACAAAGCGGCCAAGTTGAACGAGTTGACCGGAACCGAAGCGCTGACGTGGAATGCAAATACCACAGCGACGACCCTGTCGCAAATGAAATCCACCGGATACGGATTTGCGAAATACGACTGCGGCGTGTCGAATGCCAGTCTTGCCAATTTCCACCCCAGCGCTACCACGTGGTGGATTCTCGACAAGATAACCAAGCAGGCCGGATTCACGTTCGAAATGCCGAGCAAGTACGCCAGCGCATTGCGAGCAATCGCGATTCCATGCTTGAGTAAAAAAGCCAGTCCGGAAAGTTGGGATTCAGGCGCATTTAAGGGTGAGATATATGCGCGATTAACCTCTGAATCTTATATGGGATTGTATTATATCTACTATTGGGCAATTACCGTACATAGTACGTTTCAGTCCGCACTTCCATTCTATAAAGGGGAAACCGGAATCACGACAGGCGGGAAACGACTTCAAATGTCCTATTTTTCGACATGCGGTTGCAAAAAGCTACGAATCAAAATCCAGATTGACACGTTTCCGGAAGTTGCAAATATGGGCGCAAAAATGAGTCTCCGAAAACATACCAGTAGCGATACTTGGTATGAAACAAATTACAAATGGTCGCCTACGGTGGGCGGTGCATGGATGTATGATATTGACGAGGTTATTGATTGCTCGGATTTTGATGAGTTTTGCATTGGGCTTGACTTGACCCACAATCACAGCACAAGCAACAATGGTTCTACATTCGCCGGAAATATCGAAATCTATGCTCACGATGAAGAGATAACCTATCCAAGCGCATTTAGCATCGCCCCTAATCTGCCCGAAATCTCGCAAATCGACTTCATCAAGGCGATCTGCGGAATGTTCGGCATCTTTGCCGTACCCGACCCCACAAACGTCAATAATCTGAAATTCGTATCGCTCGACACCTTACAGGAGAACAAAGCGCAGGCGTGCGATTGGTCGGATAAATTCGTCCGAAGCAATGACGACGAGCCGAAGACCACGGAATACAAAATCAACGACTACTGCCGCAACAACTATTTCAAGTACAAAGAAGACGATACGGTTTTCACGAATGCCGACGGCAATCTGAAAATCGACAGCGAGATTTTAGACGCCGAAAAGACCGTTATAACATTGCCTTTCGCTCCATCGGACGGCTCGACGATACGGCACTACGAACTGAACGATGACGGAACAGCCGTCGACACCGTACAAGTCAAAGACCGGATTATGCGCCTTATCAGCGACGGTTCCGGGCTGGCTATGCTTGCATTCGACGACCTCGATTTCACGACCTTGCTATCGAAATACTATTCCACCCTATCGCGTCTGCTCAACAGCGCAATAACCATTACGGAGCAGATCATGTTGGACGAATACGATTTGAAATCGCTGGACTATTCAATCCCGTTCTACCTGCGCCAATATGGGAAATTCTACGGCATCGTCAGCATCCAGTCGACAGCGAATAAAGCCTGCGAGGTCAAAGCCGTGCAGTTGCCGGAAACGGTTGTCCAAGAACCGGAACGTCCATCGCAGGCGGTATCTATCGGCTGGCAATGGGAAGACGTCGCTATTTACATAACAGCCAGCGCTGCGCCTGCGTCAGACCTCGATGTCGTGATAACCCCCTACACGTACGACGGTGTTGCCCTCGTACAGCAAACGATCATCTTTCCTGCCGGGCAAATGAAAGTGATCGGCCCGACGATTACGCAAATAGTCGGCGGAATCGAAATAAACTCCATCACCCCGGAATATGACGACACGTATAGCTACATCATCGCAGAACAAACCACGAAAAACGCATAACAAATGGCAGAAAACACAACAACCCGCGTCGTCGAGGTGCAAGTCGACAACGCGGAAGCTATCAAGCTGATAGCCGACTACAACGCCAAGATCGAGGAATCGACGGCAAAGGAAAAAGCCCTGCGCGAGGCGATCAAGAAAAAGGGAGAAGCCACCGCCGCCGACCGCGAGGAACTGGCGAAGCTACGCGCCGAACAGACCGCCTACAAGCGTGAGTTGCGCGAGGTTGAAAAGGAGGTGCAGAACAACATCAAGGCGGCCCGCGAGGAAGAGGGGTCGAACCGAAAACTGCGCGCCGAACTGTCGAACCTCACAAAACAGTACGATTCAATGAGTGCAGCCATGCAGAAAAGCGCAGAGGGCGAGGCACTCAAAAAACAGATCAACGAAATAACCGATGCGCTGCTCGAATCGGAAGAGGGTACGCAAAGGTTTTACCGGAACGTGGGTAACTATCCCGACATCAAGCCGCTCGAAACGCAATTAGGTGTAATTCGTCAGCAACTCGCGCAGATGAAATACGAGGGCAAAGAAACGACGCAAGAGTATCAAGACCTGCTGGGCGTCGCCGCAAATATGAAAGACGCCCTTGCTGACGTCGAGGCTGGCATCAATGCCGGGGCATCCGACACGGCGCAACTCGACGTGCTCATCAAGGGGACGCAAAATCTTTTGCAGCTATGGGCACAATGGTCGATACTTTCAAAGCAGTTAGGGGTCGAAAATAAAGACCTCGACAAAGCTATCGGCATTATAACGCAGACGCTCGGCGCACTCGTGGCCATCCAATCCGTGCAGAACATGTTGCAGAAACAGTCTATCGTCATGCAAAAAGCACAAGCGGTTGCAACATGGGCACAGACGAAAGCGGAAACCGCCCGGACGTCGGCGATAGCCGCCGGGACGGTTGCCACAAACGCCGGAACCGCCGCAGTATGGAAATTCACGGCGGCGCTTTTTGCAAACCCAATCGGGGTTATCGTCGCGGCAATTATCGCGGCAATCGCGGCCGTTTATGCCCTCGTCAAGGCGTTTAGTTGGTTCAATTCGTCGACCGAAAAAGCGAAAGAGAATCTGAAAAAACAAGGCGAAGAACTCGACAAGCTCAATAAGAAATACGACGAGCACATCGAGAAGATGAAAGCCCTCGGCAAAACCGACGAGGAAATAACGCTGACGCGCCTTGCCCTGCTGAAAGACCTTGCCAACAAACGCGCCGAACATTTCAAAGCGGCGCAACGGCTCTACAAAAAGGACAGCGAGGAATACAAGGCATCACAAGATGCCAAGAAAAAAGCGGACGAAGACTACCGATCAGCGCTGAACGATACGGCGAACCACCTGCGCAGCCTCGCGTCCGCCTATAACGACGCCGCGTTAAAAAAGAAACTGGGTGCGGTCAAATACGCGACGCAACAAGCTAACGAGGAATTCAAGAATCAGCGCAAACTACTCGTCGAATTGGTGTATGCAGGTAGGGTAGCCAGCAGCGAAGCGAAAGATATTCTTGCGAGCCTCGAAGCCGCACGCGACAAGACAATAAAGGAGGCCTACAAAGAAGCCGCAGAAAAGCAGAAACAAGCCCTTGCGACCGAACTTGCTGCCGTGCGCGCAGCGACCGATGCCAAAGTCACCCTGATGAAAGAGGGTATCAGCAAGCAGCTGACGCAGGAAGAGATCGCATACCGCCGTCGGGTCGCCGATCTGAAAAAACGCCTCGAAACCGAAAAGGGGCTGACGAAAAAGGCAAAGGCGGCAATTCAGCAGCAAATCGAGCTGGCCGAACAGCAACACGCATTAAACGTCGAGAAAATCAACCGCGCGGGCCTCGACAAGAAAATCCAACAAGAGCAGCAGAATATCGCCCTGCGGCTGGCCGCCGTCAAACAGGGAACCGACGCTGAATATACGCTGAAAGTCGAACAGCTACGGAAGCGGCAGGAAGCCGAACTTGCCAACGTCGAACTGACCGAACAGCAAAAGATCCTCATCCGGGAGAAATACAACAAACAGCTGGACGACCTTTCGAACCAATGGATAAACGCCAACTTGCAAAAGCAGAACGACGCGCTGCGGCTCGAATGGGAGAACCGAATCAACGCCGCCGCTGTGCAGGGGCAAAACACCCTGCAATTACAGTTGCAGATGCGGCAAGCGGAACTCGACGCCTTGCAACAGATGGAGGGCGAAAGCGACGCCGCATTCAAGGCCCGACAGCTCGCCGCGCAACAGGCATACGTCGACGCAAAACGAGCCGTCAACGACTACGAGATACAAATCGAACAAGCAAAGTTGGAAGCACTCGCCGCAGTTACGAACGGTTTGTCTGGTTTACTCGAAGAACTGGGTGAAGATAATAAGGCTTTTGCCGTTTTGAGCAAAACACTTGCATTGGCCGAGATCGCCATCAACACCGGAAAGGCTATCGCAGCGGGTACGGCGCAGGCTCAAAGCGTCCCATTCCCCGGCAACCTTATCGCAATCGCTACGACTGTTGCAACGATCATGGCGAATATCACGTCGGCGATTAAGACTGTCAAATCGGCAAAATTCTCGACTGGAGGTTATGTGTCCGGGCCGGGAACGTCGACAAGCGACAGTATACCCGCCATGCTGTCGGACGGCGAATCGGTAAACGCAGCCTTGCCGACGTCTATGTTTGCCCCGATCTACTCGGCGCTGAACCAGCTCGGAGGCGGTGCGCCGATAGTCGCCGCACAGTCGAGCAATCAGATAGCAGGCGAAGATATGCTTGCCCGCGCATTCGCAAAGGGAGTTTCGCAACTCGACATGCGCGTCGGAGTGGATGAAATAACCCGCGTATCTGACCGGGTGAAAGTAGTCGAATCATTAGGCGATTTGTAGTTATGAAAGTACACGAAATTTTGCAACAGAACACCGATCTGCTCCGGGCGCTCGCTCGCGCAGGCGCGGCTATCGAGGATGTCCGCTATATCCCCTTGTGGAACGACTACGAACGGCTTCGCCGTGACGGGTTCAAAGTAGCGTATATCGTCGCGTACCTGTGCGACACCTACGAGGTCAGCGAACGCACCGTCTATCGCATTATCCGACGATTCGGCCGCGACGTCAATACGAGCCGCTGACACGGCGTGTCAGTTGATTGTGCCTCAAAGCGTGTATTTATTACACGCTTTTTATTTAGCTTTGTTTCGTAAAATCAAATCTATGGCAACTCTCAAACTCTACAATCCGATTCTTTCCGAAGCGACAAAAGAATGCTACTGGTTCTGCGACGAGGCCGGAACGAGTTTCAAGGACGTGGACGAATTCATCAACGGCATCCCGGCAGGCGACGATAATATCGAATTACTATTGCACTGCGACGGCGGCGAGGTAAACGAGGGCTGGGCCATCGTCGACAAGCTGCGGAGCACGGGCAAGAAGATAACCGCGACCATCGAGGGGAATTGCGCGTCGATGGCTACCGTCGTTTTGCTGGCCGCTTCCGAACGCCGAGCATACCCGCACGCCTCGTTGCTCATTCACAAGCCCTACTATCCCGAATACACGCTGGCCGACGCATACCGCGCCGATGATCTCGAATCGCTGGCCGCCTCGTTACGGGACGACGAGCAGAAGATGCTCGATTTCTACGTCGAGCGAACCGGAGCGGATCGCGCGGAACTCGAAGCGCTTATGAACGAAGACAAGTTTATCGGCATGGAGCGAGCAAAGGAACTCGGATTCATTCAGACGATCATCCCCGCAGCGTCGGCATCGGCAGGCGGCCCGAACAGCGCGAAATCGGCTGCGTGGAAGCAGCAAAATTCAATAACCAATAATCAAAATTCTATGGCAACAAAAACCACGAAAAGCGAAGACAAAAGCGTGCTTCGCAAAGCCCTCGCAGCGCTGGCCGTTGCGCTGGGACTGGAAGCCCCGCAGCCCGTCAATTACGAGCTGAACACCGAATCGGGCGACACGATCACGATTGACAAGCCGGACGGCGAAGATCCCGCCGTCGGCGACAGCGCATCGCCGGACGGAGAGCACAAGATGCCCGACGGCAAGACAATCGTCATCGAAGACGGTAAAATCACGGAAATCCGCGACGCCGAAGACGAGGGCGACGGAGGGGGCGATAATGGCGACGGCAGCGGAAACGACCCCGATTCCGAAGCGCTGGCGGCGGCTAACGCACGTATCGCCGAACTCGAAACCGAACTTGCGGACGCCCGCAAGAACGCAAAAACGACCGACGAGAAACGCATCTTGAATCTCGTCGCCATTGCGGGCGGCGAAGCATGGCTTGTCAAGGCCAAGTCCGACTACAAGCCCGCCGCACGTCAAACCACGACCACAGCCGCAGGAGAAGGCAAGAAGAACGCCGCGAAACCGCAGTCGCGCGTTCAGCAGCGCATCGCCGAACTCGAAGCGGCACATCAGAAAACGGAGTAAATCACAACAACACTTTCAATTATGGCAAGCACAGGACTTAATTTTTCGAATCTGACCCCCGATAACGGGGCGATTAAAGACCTCAAACGGTTGATCTTCTTGGCCGTTACCGACCCCGAATCGCTCGGAAAGATTTTCAATTTCCTGCCGAAACAGAAGCACGGCGAAAAGGTCGGTTTCATCGGCGAATTCGGCATGGTCGGCAAAGCCTCACAGGGCTGTAATCCGACGTTCGGAACCAGCGTCCTTGCGACGAGCGAAAAAGAGTGGGACATCCGCGAATGGGAGGTTGCCGAAAAAATCTGCTACAAGGATTTGGAGGGCACAGTCGCACAGGTCGCCATGCGTACCAAGACGAACATCGCCGACCTCACGGGTACGGAATATACCGACTATATCCTCGCGCCCCGGCTCGAACTCGCCATCCGCAAGATGCTGATGCGTTACGCATGGTTCGGCGACAAAGCGGCCGATACGGTCACGGACGGCGGCAACCTGCTCGATTCCATCGACCCGGCGTATTTTACCCTCGTCGACGGTTTCTGGAAGCGTCTGTTTACGCTGGCCGCCGCAACGCCCGACCGTCGCACCACATGCGCAGCCAACGCCGCCGCGACGTTCGCCGAGCAGAAAGCCGCCATGCGTCAGAATTATGCTGCCGTCGATTTCCTCGACGCACTTATCTCCGACGCCTCGACGGTTCTGCGGCAGGCCAACGGCCAGCTCATCTACATCACGCAAGCGCTGAAAGACGCGCTGGACGCTGACCTCAAACGAAACAACAAAGGTTCGGAATTGCAGTGGACGGCGCTGTTCGACGGCATCACGGAAACGAACTACAACGGTGTGCAAATGCTCACCATCCCGTTCCTCGACGAGATCATCAAAGGCTGCGAAACCGTCAGCGGCGGCAAGGCGTGGAACAAGCCTTATCGCGCGCTCTACACGATCAAAGACGACCTGCTCGTCGGCATGGAGAGCGAAAGCGAGGTCGCCGACATTCAGGTATGGTTCAACAAGGACGAGCAGATGAACAAGATTCTGTCGAAAGACAAGATCGGAACGCTGATCGCCGACGACAACCTCGTGCAGGTAGGTTTCTAACCCTCAAAACTCGATTACACTATGAATTGCGATAGCTTCATCAAGGCGAGAATCGAAAAGAACTGCGCAGAACCGATTACACAGGGCGTCGAACGTACCGCATGGATCGGAAATCGGGCGCAGCTCGACATCGCCAATCTCGAATTCGTCGAGGGTTCGACGAATCAAGTGCTGAATCTGCCGCTTATCAAAGGCGCGCAGTTGTACCCGATTATCCAATACGGGACAAAGCCGTTCGAGGGGCTGAAAACCGATCTCGACGGCAGCGGCAAGCTGGGCGGCACGGCTTCGACCGAATTCCCGTTCATCGTGCCTGACAACAGTCCGGCTGTCTGCGAGAATATCATCGACCCGCTGCTCGACGGAGAGTTTTTCGTCATTTGGCAGAACAGGCACAAGAACCTGCGGGCCACGAATGAGGCGGAGCGCGGGGCGTCGGCCTACCAAATCGCCGGACTTTTCAATGGCCTCACGCTGTCGGCCGGGTCGTGCGAGAAATACAGCGACGACACCCTATCGGGCTGGGCTATTACGCTCAAAGAGGAGAAAGCGCCCCGTTCGGCGATGTTCCTCAACGCGGGTTCGCTCGCAGCCACCGAGGCACTCATCAAAACGATGCTCACCCCCTCGGCGATGGAGTAATGCACTATGACCGTCGACGAGGTAAAAATCCTGCTTTCGGACTTGAATAGGGGTTACAATACCCCCTATTCGAGCGCCGAACAGGCGACTATCGAAAGACTTTATTACGAGGTCTTGGGAAAGCATTTGAACGGCTGTCGATGTCCCGACAAGTGGCACGACGCCGTGCTCGAAATCAACTCGTACATCAAAAAACACGGAAAAATGAAAGAGAAATCGAATTACAAACTGCGTGCAGGGGTTATTCTGCAAATCGCAGGGTCTTCGGAAATTTACACGAACGACAATCTGACCGACGAGGTGGCCGCGGCGTTCCTCAAAGAGCACCCGAACGCCGCCGGGCGTTTCGAGGTTATCCCTACGGCGGAAAAGGATGCCGAAGCACCGAAAGCTGGCGGGGAATCATCGGAACTCGAAGCGGCACACAACCGTATCGCCATCCTCGAATCCGAGAAAGTGGAACTTGAAAGCCGTTGCGCCGCATTGCAGGCCCGAATCGACGCCGCGGCGGCCACCGAAACGGCGGCCACTGACGACGAGAAGCCCGGCAGCGATGACACCGGAGCCGAAAGCGCTGACGAAGCCGACGAGCGGCCCGCCGGGAACAACGGCAATACTGCCGATGACGCTATCCGACAGGCTATCGCCGCCGAACTCGTGGCCGGGAAGTCGAAAACGGCCATCAAGCAGGAGTTGGCGGGCAAGGAGATCGGCGGCGTGAAGCTCACACACCGCCTTATTTCCGACTACATCGAGAAGATCACCGCAGAGGAGTAACCACCCATGAACGTAAAGCACACAAAGAAGCCCGAAACGCGTGTAGACGTTAAATACCTGTCGTCGTTGGGTATCAAAACCTACGGCGACAATAACCTATACCCGCAAACGGTGCGCGATATTGTCGATTCGTCGCCCACAGGTCGCACCTGTGTCGAGCGGCGTTCGACATATATCGAGGGAAACGGCCTCGCATCGCAAGCGTTGGCCGAAACCGTGTGCGACACGCGAGGGAATACGGTAGACGACGTTCATCACTTGTGCGCCGACGATGTAGCCTACCAAGACGGCCTTGCCCTACACGTCAATTACAATATTCTCGGACAGATCGTGTCGATGGCGCACGTTCCGTTCGAGAATTGCCGCCTTGAAGAGGAGGACGACGACGGCGTTATAAGCCATATCGTCGTACACCCCGATTGGCGGGGTAAAAAGACGCGCGGCGGCAAAGCCGTAAAGGTAACCATCGAAACAATCGAGGTGTTCCCGGTCTTCAATCCGTCGCCCGATGTCGTGCAGTTGCAGATACAGGCCGCAGGCGGTATCGAATTCTACAAGGGTCAGATTCTCTACATTTCACGTGCCGGGCGAAATGCCTATCCCCTGCCGTTGGTCGACGTCGTATTGACCGACATGTCGACGGACGAGGGGCTTTCGAACGTCAACAACCGAAACGTCCGAAACAATTTCCTAACGGCGGGTATGCTCATTACGAAGCGCGGACAAGGTAGCAGCACGGTCGACGGCGACAAAGACGGCGCATCGTCCGACGACGGATTTACGGAAGAATTCGAAAAGCTGCAAGGCGATACGAATTCGCTTAAAATCATGCAGGTTGAGATTGAAACCGACGAGGATAAGCCCGAATTCGTACCGTTCAAGACGAACAACTACGACAAGGAGTTTACAGCCACAACGAAAGCCGTAACCGATAACATCTATGCGGCGCTCAACCAAGAAACATTCGGAAGATTACGCAGCGGCAGTATCGGGTTCACAGGCGACCTTGCGAACGACGTGAAGCGCGAATACTGCGAGCAGGTAGCGAAGCAGCAACGGATGTTATCGCGTGCGTATCGGGCTATTTTCAGCCATTGGGAACCGAACACGATTCCGTACACCGGAGCGGGCGATGCTGCCATCGAACCGCTCGTAAAATCTATTGCCAACGATGCGACATCTGATTGAACCGTGCGACGTCGATAAATACGCCCGCCCCTGCGACATGGACGACGAGATTATCGCCCGCGCCATCGAAGAGGCCGAATTGCTCGACATCAAACCGAAGCTGGGCGACGAACTGTTCATGCGGCTACTTACGCACGTGCAATTCGCCGTACTCCTTAATGGCGGCGAGTACACCGACGAATGCAGGAACCAGCGGCATTTCGTCGGTCTGCGGCGGACGCTGGCATACTACGTTTGGGCGCGCCTCGTCAAAACGAGTGTAAACCATTTGACACGCTTCGGCTTCGTGCAGAAGCGCGACGAATATTCACAGGCGACCGAATACCGCGAGCGGCAAACGGCGTACAACGACGCTTTCGCCATCGCTGACGGTTATATGAAAGAGTGCCTTGCCTACATCCAAGCAAAGCCGGAAATTTTCGCTGATTATACGCTCAAGGGGAAAGTCAAGGCCAATCGAACGAAATTCAAAATTTTAGGCAATTAACTATGTATGACATCAAATTAGGGCAGGGATGCGGCATCAAAGCCACGATGTTGACTCCGGCAGGCGGCGTCTGCGATCTGCGCCGGGCACGCTATATCGCAGCGTCACTCGTACTGCCGTCCGGTGCGACCATGAACTGCGAGGACATCGCGTTTAACGAGGTCACGAACGGCGTCTATGTCCGCCTGCTCGGAACCCGCGAACTGACTACCACAGGGCAATACGGCATCGTCTTCAACGTCAAACTGGAAGACAAGACGATGTATTCGACGCCCGTTGTGTGGTTCGCAGAGGTCAAAGAGGACGCCCCGACGGGCTATCACGAACTGACGCTATCGCTGTCGCTTACCGTCGTAAATTTCCCGGATAATGTTTCCTATACAGGAGCGTCGCCAAAAATCAGCGACAAAAATACGTGGCTGGTCTACGACGATGATCTCAACGCGTATGTCGACACGGGTATCGAGGTCGGATATGCGAACCTGCTGTCACGCTACGACGGTAAGTTTGCCGAAATCGTTGTCCCGTGTACCGAGGCAACCAACGCGGCCGCAGCGGCTACGGTCGCTGCAAACAACGCAGCCGCAGCAGCAGTGCGCGAG